TAATCTTTGATTTCCTGATAGGTTGCTTTCAACTCGGCACTGGTGGCATCCAGCTCGTCCAGGTCTAAGTCAATCTCTATCGTGTCATCTGGTTTTTGTTGGGACAAAAGAACAACCGTCTCCACATGGACCGAATGTTAATCGTTCTGTTTTTAAATCCTTGTACAACTTCGCAAATCCTCAAATAGCCCATAAAATCAAGCGTTTTTCAATGGTTCAGACTTTACTGCCTTGTACGTTCTTTTATGGTATTCCTGCAATGGTGGCAAATGGGTGGCATTGCCACCCAAGTCTTTTTCTGCTCGCGATCAGAGTTTGCGCCGGCGCAAATCAGCGCAGCAGAATGCTCTTCCAGGTCGCCGGACCGGCAATTCCGTCTGCACTCAGTCCCTTTTTCTTCTGATAGGATTTAATAGCATATACTGTATTTGCACCACAATCGCCATCGAGCATCAGCAGCTTGCCATCCGCACCTCTGAAACCGTTTGACTTAAGCAGCCGCTGTAACAGCTTCACGTCATTTCCTTTCGTTCCACTTTTGACATTCCCTACGCTGAACATATATTTTCCTCCTGTCGTTATATTAGCCGTCGTTGTTGTTCCTGCATATCTCAGTACGTGCGTCCAGGGATAATTTCTGTAATCACGGATTAGGAACTCCTTGCCGGTCTGATCTCCCGGCTTTCCGCTATGTGCTGTTCCCTTTTCATTAATCGAAGCCTCAACTTCTTTTCCATTTCCGCAGTACATAGCAGTATGGTGAGCAGTATTCAGAAGCACATCTCCACGTTCCAGGCCAGCACCAGTTTTGAGATTCACGTCATGTGTGACAACTTCAAAACCGTTTGCCGTAAATACTCCGAGCATATTCCCTGTATAGGTTGCCCCTTTGGTTTTGACCGGAACGCCAGCGTTTTCCCATGCCGCAATAACCGCTGAAGAGCAATCATAATCTCCATCAGATCCCCATCTATGATCCTGACAATAGCCATGACTATCATCATTCGCCGTATCTTCCATCCACGAAATCGCTTTTTCGATTCTCTGCTGTACTGTCATATCGTTCGCTCCTTTTACATAACTGTCGTAAAACCTCTGCCCTCTGGCAGCTCTGCCAGTGCACACGCTCTCTCCTGTGTTCGCTGGGATCTCGAACTTTTTCAGAACAATGTCCGACGCTTCACGAATTGATGTGGTTGTCTTCAGTACCTTCAAGACAGATCCGTAGCTCTCCTGCAATTCTTTCAGCAGGTATTCAATCTGCATATCTTCATCAGCAATAGACACGCCTTTCTGCTTTGCCAAATTCCATAGACCTGCTTTTCGTCCCGGGCTTGTCCACTGTGCAAGGCCGTATCCATACTGCTTGCCTGGAAGCGGATGGAGAAACTCTTCACATGAAATCTTTCCGCTATCAACTGCGGCGGTATAGCTTTCATCTGTATAACTTTTTCCGTTTTCCTTCAAGCGTTTAATACACAGATACTCTACTCTGTTCGGGTAAAATCCATCGCTTTCCGGTTCCAGATTTGCAATCAGTCCGCAGGCACCCTCTGGTGTCATTCCTGCCCGGATAAATTTCTTATAAGCTCTCTTCTCTGCTTCAAAGTTAATCGTCGCCATCTTCTGCTCCTTTCCTCCCATAAGGGCATACATCATCTATAAATCTCCCGAAATCCCGAACAAATAAAAAAGTAGCACTGCCTACAAGAACCAGCGCCACCAGAATAATTATTGAAAATATTTTCATATTCTTCTCCAGAAGAAGGGCGGTCCTCCGCCCCTCTTAGTTGAGTTATGAATTGAATAATTATCAATTGATTTATTCAACTATTCATTCAGTTCCGTCAATTTCCGGCAGTCCGGCCAGAGAGGTCAGAATAGATGCCACGCCTGCCAGCGCTGCTGTTCCCACAACAACTTTCCAGTCTACGGCAGAAATGGTTGCTGATGCCGGCAGTAATGCCACTGCTGTCTGCGCCATTGTCTTTGCTGCACGAATGCTTGCTGCTTTGATCCATGTTTTCCATTTTTTCATAATATGACTCCTTTCACATTCCGATTTGCTTCGCCGCAAATCCGACTATAATCCCTACCGCCGCTGTTATTGCGTATGTAACGACTTTGCGCCACATTTCACCGTCGCGGGATTCCAGTGCAGTAAGTCGTTTCCCCTGCTGCTCCTGCTCTTTTACCATGCTCTGCAAACTCGTTGCCATCTTTTCGACGGACGAAGCGAGCTTTCCGATCTGTTGTACGGAACCCTCTAACAGTTCGATTCTACGGTTCTGTCGATGGTTTTCGTCTTCCATTCTTTTCCGGAACTCTTCGTGCTCCTCTCTACTAATGAATCCATTTTCCATTATTTTTATGCTCCTTTTCAGGCTTTATTTTGTTATTTGTTTTCGCGCAGTCGGCGCTCTAATCCGCATGTATGCCTCCTATTCTATGTCATCTGCATCCGCGTACGGTCTGCAGTGATATTCTGTTATATCAATTTCTTTCTCTACCTGCTCGATCGTTTTCATGCTGTGCCCGTTTAAAATCATCCGGAGGTCCGTAATGTGTGACCATAGCCGCGTAATGATCTGTAATTTCGTCATTTATCTTTTGGCCCCTTCTTAAGCAAATGATAATGTGGTTTTTCTTCCCCGAAGAACCGCCACCGAATCACATCATCCAGGAATATCCCGACTGCTGATAGCAAAAACCAGAGTAACGTAAATTCCGGGCATATCTGGCCAATGATATTTCCGGGCATGTTGCTGTAATTCCACATATTCAACCCCAGCCATACATTCAGGATCAATCCGAAAAAGAATTCAATGGCCGTAATTCCGCACGCCGCCCTCGTCATCTGGAGAAGCAAGGGCATGCACCGGTCTTTCTCATTCAGCACGCCACAGATAACGAAACACAGTCCGCCGCATCCTGCCATCGCTAAAAACGAATATCCACGGAACAGCACTTCCAAGGTATAATAAAGCGCCCCTCCTGCTAGGAAGAGCGTCAAATATTTCAGAAACACTTTCACTATGCAACACCTCCGGATGCCAGAATCTTCATGTAGTCTTTCAGCACTTCATTCTGGAACTCCTCTGGAATTTTCGCACCCCACTGAATCTGCTCGAAATCCCCAGGCTTCGTAATGGATTTAATCCACATATTCATAGCGTTGCAGTACGTTGTATTGTACGATACAAAGAACATTGCCCGGTCAACAATATTCTGCATATCCGCTGCCGAGAAATATTTGCATGGCTGTCCGTCCTCATGGTATTCCAGCTTTTTCTCTCCTGCCAGTAACTGCATTTTCTTTCCGAAAAGATTCAGCTGATCCTTTTCCGTCAAACTAAAATGTTCCACTCCGGAAGATGTGCTCACATCCACTCCTGCATAAATCGTCTGCTCACACGCAGATGCGATTTCATTGTATTTTGCCTTTCTTGCGTCCTCCAGACTCAAGCCCTCCAGTTCGGACGGATCCGGATCTTCTTCAGCTTTCGCAAACCAGTAATCAAATTCCGCTTCAATCTGTTCCTGTGTCAGCTCTCCTTTGTAATGGAACTGTACCTCGTCACACTCCCAGACTTTGTATTTATTCTTCTTTCCGTACTGTATTTCTTCTTTCTCTACCAGTTCGATATTCTTACGCAATATCGCATCTGTCCCGGAAAACACCGGATAGACTTCAAGCGGCTGCGGCTTCGATAAGTAAGATTCTCTTCTCATATGCAACTTCCTTTCCGTGCTTACTCGCACTGTATGAACACATTTTGAACAGCTTATCAAAACAATACTCCATCCGGAATTTCAAACTGTTGCTATGCTTTATCCAGCCTTTGTATGCTGCAATCCGGCAGGCTCTCCACCATGGGATAAATCCTTTCGCCTTGGAATCTTCCCAGGCTCTGAGCACTTGCCTCCGGATTCTCCGGAATACTCTCCCACGGATGAGCGTGTATCTCCTCCGGACTACATAGCCCATCATATCAACTCCGGGCGTCCTTTTCTTACTGCCTTTCCTTCGCTCTTCCAGGTTCTCCCGTTCTTCATCGAATGAAGCTACCTGGTAAAATTGCCAGATATCCTTAATCTTCAATCCAAACTTGTCATGAGCCCAGATCGTAGCTTTCTTCATTGCCTTTTTCAGCTTTGAAACATCGCCATAGATCGTGAAATCATCTGCATAGCATACAATCGCATATACAAGCCTATTCCGCTTTCCTCTGCGTATCTGAGCTTGCTCATAGATATATCTCAATACATAAGACATCACGTAATTGAATAGCCATGCCGGAAGATATCCGCCTATGCAAAGATGGTTCCCGGGATAATTTCTCATCAACGCACCCAAGAACCATAATAGGACTTTATTCTTGCTTACGTCTCTTCTCAGCATTTCCATGACAATTGGAACTGTTACCGAGGGATAGGCTTTTGTTACATCTCCTTTCAAAGCAACTACTTTTCCGTGGAATTTCTTCCGGAGAAGTCTTTCGATCTTCCGCTTTCCGGCTACGCCTCCCTTATTCGGGATGCTCCCGTACTGGATCGGTAAAATCTTCGCTCTGAAAAGAGGTTTCAACGCATATACTCCGATATATTCAAATACCTGCTGTTCTGGAGATTCCTGGCAGATATCACGGAGCTTCTGCGTCAGTCCGTCAATTCTTTGAAATTGGCGAATCGGTTTTAATTGTAAATCTCGGTTGATTATACGTTGCGTCAGCATCTTTGCTACTTCTGATTCAGCTTCCAGGGTTCGTTTAAAATCCTTATTCAACTGATCCTCTACGATCTCACGCTTTGTTATTTTCCCGGTCTTGCATAGCAGACGTTGGAAATCTTTTCTGCTCCGCTTATTCCGGAAGCATTCCACAACGGCAAGTTCATTAAATTTCCAGTCCTCAATATTGACCGTTGCTGGTTTGCAATATGTTTTCAAGTCAACCTCCTTAATCTTCATCTGGTTACTTCCGTGACTTTCCCCGTAGGTACTAGCCTCGTTGGTTTCAAGTTATTTTCGCACATAAGTGAGGATTATACGGTGCAATGATTTTTAAATACTCTTTTCAAAATTGTACCAGTTGCTCCGAGAGAGCCGTTCCAGTTAGCGTTAGACACCCCATTGTTCGAGTTGCGGCAAGCAACGCCAGCATTACCACCGTTGTTCAAGTTGCCGAAGCACCAAGCCGCACGAACACCAGACGCCGCAGGTTCGTAATTGAAGCCAGCTCCCAGACACCGTATAACCCTAAAATTATTTTATTTGCAAATAAGACAATAAAGGGGCTTACTGCCCCTCTGCTTCGCATTCACCCCGTTTTTACCCCTCAAGACCAGGTGCTCCGAGAGAGCCGCCCCAGGCAGCGTAAGACACCCCAATGTTCGAGTCGCGGCAAGCAACGCCAGCAGAACCACCGAAGAGCAAGAAGCCGAAGCACCAAGCCGCACGAACACCAGACGCCGCAGGGGCGAAACTGAAGCCAGCTCCCACTCCAACGCCGCTTCCGCTTGCGTTGGTTGCCTCCGGCCATAGAGCATCATCATTGATTGCATTATCAGTAATATACTTCCATGTCCAGGCAGCCGTATCTTTCGAAAATACCAATGTTGGAACATTTACTTTTTCGTAGTTCTCATTGATTGCAGAGCCTACTTTTGACTGATCGTAACATTTGTAGCAATCAAAACAATAATTCTCATTCGCATCCTGGCTCCACTGCCATAATTCATCGGAGACAATCAGATAGGAACCATTCATGAACTCTACACCCTGGATCATTCCAGGTTCTTTTCCGGAAGTCGGGCTGTATCGGCTACCGTCTCTGCCGAGTACATTATCATTCCATCCGGAATAATACGGGCTTGTAGAAAGGTAGGTGCTTCCTGCTGTTGTGTCAAAAGTCTTTCCTCCGTTATCCACATAGACAGCGGAATAATCCGTACCATCAATGCTCACAGTCTCGATCGCTGTAATCAACTTTCCATCAAAGATAGAATAGTTGCTTGCTGTGTTTCGGTCGGTTCCATTCTGAACTCCCAGCATGACCGCAGATCCCACAAAAAGGTTAGCTGCCTGTGCAGTTGTCAAAATCACACGCTCTACTCCGGTCTCACTGACTGCAACCGTGTACTGGTAGTTGTAACCCGTACAACCTTCGATCTTTCCGGAATTTCCTTTACGTCCATATTTCAAACGCATCATAGTATCCAGGAACTTGATAAGAGATCCAGAAGCTCCGGAATACTGTGCTCCTCTCGCTCTCCACTTTGTCAATCCCGTCTGATGCGATGTCCGGTTGACCGGTGCAAGTCCAGTCCCGCAAGTGATCCGCCCATCCGCGTCAACACCAGCATAGTACTTCGGATGTGCAATATACTCATGCACTTTTCCAGTTCTGTCCCTTCCTTCCGGCCATCGCTTGTAGCCAGGCGCCGGATGGCATCTCATTTTCAGATACTTATAATCATTATCCTGCCATTCTCGTTTCCACGTGTTTTTCTGCAGCACCCAGCAGAGATGTTCACCAGATCGCACATCCGCCGTATCGTCGATATGCTCAACGTAGTAAATCTCGTGCGATCCGTCAGCATTCTTCTCTGCGGACACTTCAAGACACCAGAACTGCGGCAGATGTGCGAATGGGTCAGAACCGGCCATGCTTTCAGTTGACGGTGTGCATACCAGCCCTGCAGAATCGTCTGTCAGTTCTCCGAGCATCGATGTGCTCTTCGAATATCTTGGCGTGGTTACTCCGTGTACCCTTGCATCTTCTAATATATTTCCGAACCATCTTTCCAGCATGTCCGATTTGCTGTATATCTCCGGTTTGTACTGATATTTCCACCATTCTGCAAAAATATCATCTACCTCTGCTTTTGAAGTTGCTTTTGAAACTCTTTCTTTATATTCAACATCAGCCTGACCGGCTGTGTAATCTCTCAGCGCATCTGCTGTATCATTTGCGTTTTTGATTGCTTCTGCACTTTCCGTTGCTCTCTGCGTTTCTGCGTTCTGTCTCTCTTTCTCTGCATTCACACGCGCTATCTCATTTTCACTGCGGGTTTTCTCGCCCTTTACGCGTATTTCTTCATTGCTTTTCCGTTCTGCCTCTGCTTGCATGGCTGTTTCGTTTGCCGAATTCGCTGCGCTCGCCGCATCGTTCGCTGATTTTGCCGCGTTTTTTGCAGCGACCACAGCCTGGCCTATTTCTGTATCAAGCTTTTGTGCATCTTTGATCGAGCTATCCAGTGCGTTTTTTGCTTCTTGCATTGCTGTGTCTGCCCGCGCGATCTCGGTGTCTGTATGCTCTGTAATACCTGCTTTTGCAGCCGATTCCTGCTCTGTGATATACTGTGCTGCCTGATTTTTGACATCCTGCACAGACTTCAGCTGCTGTGTGGCCACCGCCTGAACCGCCGTCTTACGGGCTGTTGCGATCTCCTCAGTTGCCTCCTGTTTCGCCGCATTGACAGTCTCATCAAATCCGGTCACCTGCAGCTGTGCGTTTTTTTCCGACTCAGCAGCTGCCGTTCTGGACGCTTCTGCCGCTGTTGCGTAGCCTGCTGCGCTATCCCGGCTGTCTGATGCTTCCTGCGCTGCCGTCTCGGTCTGTGTATGCAGCTGCTCCACGTTCGCCAACATACCAGCCACCTGCTCCCGGTCGGCCGCTGTGGACGCTGCGTCCGTCTGCGCAGATTTTGCCTTGTTAACCACATCATCATGCATTGCAATATACTCCGGCGTCAGATCGCCTGGAATGGTCAGCACCTGCCAGAACTCTGTATTCTTTCCTTGCGCCGGCGCAATTCCGGTGACGGTTCCTGCTTCCTGCACACACAGATACGATCCGCCACCGTATTCAACCAGATCAAGATACTCATATGCTTCCGCAGGATCATACTCGCCGCGCGGGTTCGGTGCTACATTGCCCAAATCAGTTTCAATATACTTGTTCTCCGATTCCATCTCTGTCCTCCTTGTTAATTCAACTGCAGCCGGTAGCTTAACCGGCTACCCTTCCGCGAAAACCGCACCTTGTCAACTGCCGGGTCACTGTACATCTTCAACCGTCCGCGTTTGATCGCAAATGCTGCGAAATACACATTGCCAGTATCACCTTTCAGATCGGCTTCTTTTGATCTCACATACTGATCAATGTCCTTTTTCCCAGCTTCGACCGTGCCTGGTATTTTTTCGGCCACATCCTGTGCCTTCTTCGCATAGTATTTCGCGTTGTCGGCATCCTCTCCATCCCGCGTGCCGGTGCCGCCTGCCGCCCACGACTGCGCAACAGTTCCAGCCGTCTCAGCCCGATCCGCGGCCTCATTCACAGCTGTAATTGCTTCCCGGAATAATTCCTGATCCTCCGGCCGGTCCTTTATATCCGGCATCGGTCTGCTCCGTACCGGGATCCTGATCTTGTACTCCGTCCGGCCTGCGGTGCTGTCTGCGACATAGACCCACGCGAAAATATCATAGTTAGATGTGATATCCCCGTCCTCCAGCATGGAATCCGGAACCGGCACATCTGTCACGCCATCCTGCGTCACGCCGATCCGCGTCACTGCCTCGCCGCCGGTCTCCTGCAGCGCGAAGTGTACTTCCACTGCCGACGGTAAATGCAATCCCTGAATCCGAAGCTTCCGCTTGTAGTCGTACTGCCAGACCGCTTCCGCTATCGCCGGAGCTGCGCCACTCAGGAATACTGCCGTTGTAATATTTTCCATCCGATCACTCGCCTCCTTTAAGCTGCTTCAGCTCATCTTGTAATTCCAGGATCTGTTTCTGCAGCTCCTGAATCATTTTCCGGTTCTTCTGGATCGCAGCGATCTCCATTGCATGGAACTCCGAATATGCCAGTCCATATGTCTTTTTCTCACTTCCGTGAACTAGAGCACTACTCATTGAAAATTTTTGAAGAAGTTTTTTTACCGTCTGTGCGCCAAATCCTGTGTGGATCCGCTTATCCTCTCCTTCTTTCCACATATAACATATTGGTTCGAGTTCCATCAGGAAGTTGTCGTAATCATCATTCCAGTCTACGATATCCTTTAATCGTTCATCAGAACTTCCAATATAGTCTTGGGCCTGAATTTTACATGAAAAATACAGGTATTGCGTTTCTTTTTCAGCTCCGGTACTCTCGTCAATAATCCAATCGCTATCCGGCCTCATTTTTCCAAAATATCGGTTTTCCCAGTAAAATTGTTCTTCTCCACCTGTAAGTGTTATTCCACTATTGTAATTGTCAACTGATTTCACCGTAGAGCCAATAACCGTAGCTCCACTAACCGTTCCGCCTTCCACGGTTCCGGCCTTGACTGTCCCTTTGAATGTTCCGGATGCTGCGTTCAATGATCCGCTGAATGTACCAGTCGAAAAGTTCACGCCTGTGTTATCAATATATCCGACCTGGGCACCGTTCGAATTAAGGATGATCAGCCTCCCGTTGCCGTTGCCGTTCCCACCAAGGGTGAGTGTCCCGCCCTTCGCATAAGTGAACGAAACATACAGCTGATTTCCTTCTTTGTATATTCCCTTCAGCGTTCCATTCTTAGTCAGCAGGTTAAATATCTCTTCATGGGTCAATGCCGAAACATCTGTAAGGATCTGTACGGTCTGTGCGTCAAGTAGGCTAGACGTCCCGCCTTCGGCATACAAGCTGCACCGGATTGCGACTGCGGAGTTCGAAAGGCTTCTCAGGCTGCGGGCCACGCTAGTCTCATCCACTGCACTCGTATATAGCTTTGTCCACGTGCTCCAGTTCGTAGTATATTCTACAATGAACCGCCCGGCGTAGGCTGTTCTCGTCGCACTTGCACCATCCCGATAATATGCTTGGAATGTAATTGAACTCGGCGCGATCACTTTATCTGTCCCACGCTTTAATATTGCGCTGGAAGCTTCAAGAAAATATGTCCGGCCTGCAGCTCCTGCCGCTCCCGTCTTGCCCGCATACAGTTTCGATACAGTAAATCTCTTCGTCACGGACAGTGCATTAAGGTACGTCGCCTTGATGTCTATCCAGCCTGTATCCTCCTTCAGCGCGGTCACAGTGTAAGTCCGCGCCGCCGTGTTCCATGCCCCGGCCACGGATGCCGATTTGCTCACAGTATAAGAACATTCAGCCGTGATATCCGTGGAGCCGTACATTACCGTCGCAGCCGTCTTGCATTCAGGAAACGCAGTATAAGACCCATCCGCAGCAACCGGTATCGCCTGGTACTCGTTGCTAAGAGACAGGATCATATTTCTGGCCGCCGCTGCATTTTCTTCTGCGTTCGATGCTTTGTTCAGTGCTTCTTCTATCGCCTCCGAAGCGTTCCGGCTCCCGACCGTCACGTGGTCACCGGAAATCATCACCATCTTGTTTGAGATGTCAGCCTGGAAGATCACATTACCATTTTCATCCCGGACGATCAGCGCGCCGGAATTAATATAATCTGCGTTAATTCCTTCCGCATACAATAACCTTGTTACCAACGTCCCAGTCAGCGCAAATCCATACGGATATGTCCTGCCTCCATCGTTCGATACCCCTATTGCTTCTGCTGTCAGCTTTATGATATTCTGCGATTCTTTCAGCGTTGGCTTATCGTGCAGATACGTGACTGTGCTGCCATCCTGCTGCTTTTCATAGGTCGCATACATGCCAGCACTGTCCGTAAGGCTCTGCGTCAGCTTCTCAACTGCCTGTTCACGGGCGGAACGTTCTTGTTCTACAAGCTTGCGCGCCGCAATCAGTGTCTTTGTATCTGCTCCGTAATACACATTTCCGCCGCGCACAGGATCCGTAGCTTTTGTCTTTACCGTCGTTCCTCCGGCCAGTGCATATGACACATCTGTGATCGGAGTTAAGTACTCTCTTTCCCTCCGGTCGCAAGAATAAACAATATCCCCAAACTCAATCAATGGATCATTGTTCAGTTCCCCCTCCATGCTCCGGAACGTCCTGCTAAGCAACGCCTCGCAAAGCCATCCAGCGACGGTCTGCAAATCGCTGTTCTCAAGCAAATCGTTCTCGATTTCCAGCACATACCCTTCCACACCCTGTAAATAATCAGCCGATTTATTTTTTACTTTAATCCCTGTGATTGTAATGTCAGAGGCTGACAACGTGGGCGTATCAATAAAATCAGTCAGTCTTGGTGCTGTCGCTGTAAAATTCCATTTTACAAACTGCAGATACCCTTTTACATCGATACGGGCATTTGCGCATTCAATCATGGCTGCCCATGCCAAAAATGTCCGGAAGGTAATTCCTTCCGGAATCGAACGGATAATAAGGTTGCCATGCTCCATGCTGGAGAACCCCATCAGTATCCCGGTTGTCTGGCATGCGTCCTGTACAAGAGAAAACAATGTCTGCGGAAGTGGCAATGCTGTGCTGTATACCTTATCAGCCTTGTACATATCATCGTACCCAGTGAGTACAATTACATCGCCATAATCTTCCGGTGTTGTTACGGTGTAGACGCCTTTGTCGACCTTTTCTATCTTGCTATCCCGAAAGGTAAGATATGCATGTAGCTTCGTTCCATAAAAGTCCCGGTCCTTATATTGCTCATCACTATTGTCAATTGAAAGCGTAACGCTCTTACACAGCGCCGCTCCGATCGGGAAGGAAGAACTTTCTGCCCCGTCATTGATATTATTTTCTCCGGCCATGATCTGTTCATCAAATGTATCCGTACTTCCATCCGGATAAGTGACTGCAACCTCTGCAAACAGAGGCTCCCCGGCCACGAGCAGCTCCCGAAATGCTGTGCTTACTGAAATCATATCGGATTCACCCCCTGCATATCGAAGGAAAGTTGTGAAAGGTATTCTTTCTCCTCGTCCAGCGTGCCAATCGTAATACTCGCGCTTTGTCCCACATAAAACTTTGCATCCTGCCATTTCCCGTTATACACAGAAAAATAATGCAGCGTGAACGGCTTTCCTTTTGCCACAATTTTCAAAATCTTCGAAGCCTCTGCCACCGGAATTTTGGTAGCAGAATAAGAATATTGTTCTATTGTAAAAAGTGGGACGAGAACCGCTTTCCCATGCTGTGTCCGTCCGCTTTTCTCTGTATAGGTCGTCGCAAATGCTGCGCCCATGTCTTTGTCCGGCTGCCATATTATGACACCGTTCATCTTTATTTTCCCCTGTGCCATAATCCCCTCCTATGCCAGTTCAAATGGATTCCTGCCACTCATTGTCTGCCGCATCTCTGCCTCTGCAATCATCTCATCGAACAGTGTACGGCGGTTAAGCTGCGCAATAAAGCGATACTGCCCGCCTCCAGCAGTCGCACCACCAGACTCTTCCCTGACAATCTTCCTGAGCAATGCCTCCGGCGCTTCGATATTGTTGCCGCTCTTCTGGTCACCGAGCACAGCCAGAAACTCCGACCGCGGCGGGATGACCGCTCCGGAAGCCAGATACGGGATCGTTCCGACCGAGGGGATGTTAAATCCATTGAACCCCCACCAGCTTCCACCAATGCCTGGAATCCAGTCAGGCACAGTAATCTTGAAGCTGATGCTGTTGATTCTTCGAATAACCCCATTTACCACAGAAAGAACCGCATTAAATCCGGAAATAATTGCATTAATTGGTGATTTCGCAAGGTTTACCAAGCCTTTGAACACTCCAGCAAAAATCTTTTTCACACCCTCCCAGGCACGTTTCCAATCACCGGTAAATGTACCTGCGATCAGATCGATCAGACCACTGAAAGTTTCTTTTAGCCCATCTACGATATCCAATACCGATTTATTAAACGTGTTTAATATCTCGCCAAGAGCGCCAAACTGTTTGCTCCAGTCTGTATGGAATACGCTGTTCAACCAGTTTGACAGGCTGCTGAATGCCTGAACTACCGCCTGCCGCAGCTGCTCAGCCTTTTTGCTTACCCACTGGTACAGCTTTGTTGCGTACTCGCAAATGGTGTCCCAATTTTTATACAGCAAAACTCCGACTGTGATCACTCCCGTAATCGCCACCGGAACCGGCCCTCCCATTGCCGACACAAGCATTTTTAGAGCACCAAGCAATCCGCCTGCTCCGGATATAATTTCAATAATTCCACTCACTGCTCCGACAATCTTTGCAATCATAGAGACAATCTTTCCTGCCGCAAACGCTGTAAGCAATGCCGTTCCTACGCCCTCGATAATCCATTGATTGTCGCTTAAGAATGTCAAAAATCCAGACACTGCATTCAGCACTGCCGGTATTCCCGTTTCAATCAGCCAGGTCAGCATCGGAAGGATGATTGTGGTATAAAGATTTGTAAGAAATGTTCCTATTGCCTGTATCACCGGTTGCATGGCTATCAGCAAGTTATTGATCACAGATAACAGCGGATAAAAATTAAGGCTACCCGCCCACTTGGCCGTCGCCATTGCAATCCCATTTATGAAACCCAATATGGTCTGACAGATATTTGCAATCCCTTGCAGGATCTGAGTTCCTACCTGATTTGTATTCCACGCTTCCCGAAAGCGAGCCGCGATATTCCCGGCCGTAAGCAATAAATTCTGTGCAATCTGTAGCATTGTAGAAATTATCTGCACGCCGGTACCATTTGTCCAGACCTCAAGCATGCTGAGGCCAACACTTTTCGCAAGTGTGCCGAGATTGTTCAAAGCATACAGCGCTGCATTGACTGTAGCCTGCCCCTCCCGCTCCCATGCCTGCTGAAACGGTTTAAATATCTGTGCAAAGATTTCTTTTGCTTTCCCCGCTAATCCAGATATGAAGTTCTCTATTGGAACAGTCTCAAACATCTGAGATGGCGAAACTCCCTGATTCCCGCCTGCTCCAGTGCTACCATTATTCTTGTTTGTCTCATAGTTATTGATCTGATCAAGAGGACTTTTATAGCGTTTCAAGGATTTTGCCGCTTTGTCCGCATTCGTGCTCGTCTTATCCAGGCTTGCGGCATAATCTTCCTGCACGCTAACAGCTTTCGTAAAAGACTTCTGTCCGGTCAACGCCGCAAAAAACATCCCAACATAAGTAGCTGCCTTTGCAAGCAAATTGATAAAAGAGGTCAGGATCGGCGCTACTGCCGTCAAAATCGGCGAAAATGCAGTTGCAAAGCTGTTCTTAAGCTGTGTCATCGCCGACATTAATGACGAAATTGCCGCGTTTGTCCCGCCGGAGTATTGGGCCAGGTTTCTAACCCCTTCTGCCGCAGCGCTACGGATTTTATTAGCAAGCGCAAATAATGTCCGGAGACCAAGCCCATATTTAAGCAATGTCTTTGCCGAAAATGCGCCCATGGCATTTTTAACGCTTCTGCCTGTTCTGCCGAAAACACTGCCTAAGCGGTTCGCTGAGTTACTCGTTTTTTTGCTTGCCTCATCAACTCCGATCAGACTCTTTGTATACTCAACAGCTTTATTCCTGATTGCTTCATAGGACTGCCAGACCTTTCCATTCATCTGTACCAGTTTTTCTTCTTCTGCAGCTAATTTTGAACCTGCTGTTTGGTAATCTGGCATTTCCTGCGGGTTTTCATAGGCAGCGCCTGTTGTCCGCATCTCTTTCTGCTGGTTCTGGATCTTTTCCATCTTTTCATAAATCCTGTCCAGTTCTTTATCAAGTTCCACAACCGGAGCCGAATCAATAGAAAATCCCATTTCTGTCCATTCACGCTGCTTTGCTTCTACCTTATCGAACTCTTCTTCCAGTGCCGCCAGCTCCGATGAAAGCTTTTTATATTCTTCTGTCTCAACCTTCTGATCCTCTATCTCTTTCAGTTTCTGCTTAAGCGCATCAACCTTCTGCTCCTGCTGTGCATATGTCTGGTTCATTTTTGAAAAAGCATCCATCTGCTTCTGCATAGCTGATTTTGCTTTTTCTCCGATCCCTGAAACACTGGCTGCCATCCGTCGCGCTGAAGCTTCGATCTCTGCAGACCCGGCTTTCATCCCGGAAGTATCTATTTCAGTATCGATCGTAATCTTTCCGTCACTCTCTGTCGCCATCCGCGCGCCTCCTTCCTACAGCCATTTCTCCAGTGCAGCTTTCTCTCTTTGCTGCGATTCGCCCGTCTTTTTCCGTAAATCTACAATCTGCCGGTTTGCATTGTAAAATTCCCGTTCCCACTTCTCAAGCTTTTGGTGCTTCTGCTTTTTCTGCCGGATATTCACCACCTGAGCAAACAAGCAGTCCCCTATCTCCATATAGGCCCCAAGGAAGGACCACCAGTGAAGGTATGGTAATGCCCGGATCTCACATCCCTGCACCCGGTTGATCGCCGGTATAATGATCTGCGCGTCCTGCTCCCAGTCCATGGTATGCGGCTTCCGCTTGCCGTCGTCCTTCATCCCCATGTCGATAAAATTGATAGCCTTCTCGCATGCTTCCGCATAATCGCCGGCAGGAAGCGAATCATAATCTTCCAGCAAAATCTGCAGCATAACCGACGCTCTGACATAATTTTGTTCCTCCTCATCCGCATCCGGTTCAAACAAATCCGGATCATTCATGGCCGCCAAAACGTCCAGAACAACCCGGAAATCCGTTCGTATTGCGTATTGCACGCCATTGACCTGAAGAGAGGTTGGGAGATCCCACGCCGTCATTTCTGGTACTTTGCCGTATACTTCTGCATGCGGCTCTGCACTTTCTCGAGCCGGACATTCATTTCTGACTCAATCAGCACCCCGATCTTTTCCATGATCTCTTCCACATACAGTTTTCCGGATGCCAGCGGCGTGAACGGGCTCATGACTGCAAAAATCGGAGTTGCGATATCTGAATTGAACATCTGGTTCATCTGCTCTTCCAGCGCCTTCTCCGCCGCCTCAATCGCAGCTGTTTCATCTTCCCCATCCAGCCCCAGATCTTTTGCAGAAAGATTGTTCAGGTAATCTGCCACTTTTTCGTAACGTTTTACGATTCCGACATCTGTGGGATGGAAGGAAATGGTAAAAAGATGTTTTCCATTCGCATCGACAAACTCATACTCTTCGACTGTGACGTCCGTTTTGATCTGCTTTGCCATTTTTCATTCTCCCTTCATTCCGTTCCAAGTGGTGTGAACGTCTTCTTAGATACGTCCCATGTACCTTTTACGCGGTTGCCTGCTTTGTAAATGGTAAATGGTGTCTGTACGCCTGACACGTCTCCACCAACGGAATTTGGAACCACATAAACGTCCTCACGGTAGGCCCACACGACTGTCGGCGCTGCCTCGGCGGTTTCCCCGGCTTTCAGGAGCACATCCACCGATGTGGTCTTGCATGCATCACCGGTTGCACGGGTATTTGCAATCTCCCATATTTTCTCTGACAGTGCATCATCATATTCTGTATAGTACGGATCGACATCTGCCTGCGGCTGGTAGCCGGAGTGCTGCACAGAGGTTTCTCCAATGATATTGTTTTTTACCTCGATTTCCGGGTTCAGCTCCTCATTGTATTCCTCAAGATCCTTTCCAAGGCGCACATATTCCGCCGTTGTCTTGTTAAAATTCGCATCCAGATAATGTGCAAGGTATTTTCTTTCGACCATATAAACTCCTTCCTGCTCCTTTGAGCATCAAATATCTTCTTTGTACAGAATCCGCACCTGTATCATATACCGTGCCAACCCCGCCTCGTAATTCACGCCGGAAAGGTTTGGCATGTTCTGGAGGTTCTCCATTTTTTCAATCTCGCAGTTTTTTCCGAAATCCGGATATTTTTTAGCCTTATTCTGTTCATCCAGCCAGTCCATGAATGCCTGCGCAAAGTTCATTGCTTCCAGGTTCAAGTCGTCCTCATTTGACGAATACGGCTTTACAATCACAATCGTAAAACCATACGCTTTTTCTGTAACACCCGTGATATATTCCTTCCGGATCCGACCAGAATAATTTGTGATCAGGGAAATACTGCCTTCATTCTCCGGAGAAAAATTAAAAAGCAGTTCACCAGCCAGCTCCTGTATCTTCGGTTCAAAATATGCCTTCACCGCATCATGCTTCGTCATTTATACCTTTCCTTTCAGATGGTTTTCATATGCTTTGGCCAGATCTCCTTTCCTCGCCGTCATCATCGCCTTATCCCAATGATCCGTAGCAAGAGGATGTTGGAAGGTGCTGTATTCCATCTGCTTTCCGGTAGGCTGCTTATGCTCCGGGGAGTAGAAGCCTACAATCTGCTCATTTCCGTTTTTATCCACTCCGTCAAAGATCGGGTAATTTGGCCCATACACCTCCCCCTCGTACTGGTAATGTGCATATGGGCTGTTGTACGTGATATGCCCCTGCTCCACATCCGCCGTGATCCGGATATTCGTCGCAAGCGTCAGCGTATCCGCCGGGACATAAGGATCCATAAGATTCGCCGCCTGATTTGCAAGAAACAGCATCCCTTCCCGTCCGCCGAGCTTCTTTCTGGCTGTATGCTCCATCTCATTCATTTTAATTTTTACACTGATCTTCACATTCAGCCTCCAAGCCGGTAATGCCTGCCAACCGGAAAACCGGTATTATCCGAAAACGCAGTCACCTTAAATGCATCCGGTTTATGCCGGTTCAGAATCTGCGCCGCCGTCTGTCCTCCCTCTCCGGTGATTTCTTCTTTACATTCCCCTTTAACCACGATGTCCCCCGCTGATGCAGTAAAAAAGCCTCTGTTGGCATTTATATATTCTGCATAAGGACGGTAGTGGCTGTTCTCCGGAATGCGCACGACGTAGGTATTCTGCACACTTGCCTGCGTCCCGAAAAATCCTGTGTTAATCACTGTTTTCCAGAAACAGCCCCGGAGCACCGTCCTGCGCCAGTGCTCCTTCTTATCTGAACTGTCCGCTGACCGGATCCGGTTGTATAAGGTGATCGTCTGATTATAATTCTGGTTCATTACTCCGCCCCCGCGTACAGCAGACCGGTGTCAGAAAGGTGTCTCCGGATGATCTCCCGGATCTTCTTCCGCTTCCCGGATTCCGTATAAATGGACTCAGCCAGCGCAAATGTCCCGGACTCCCCGTCATTCGAGTACGACTGCAACGGGCCGCCCTGCGCCGCATCCTGCTGTGCACGCTGATCCGCCTGATACAACAGATCTGTAAGCTCACAGGTACAATCCCGCACCTCATCTGTGATCAGCCCACAGTCCGCCACCAGACGGCTGTGGGTATGCTGATTTAATACACGCTCGGCCTGTTTCTCCCAATACGGAAAAATCAGGTCCGGAATGACCGGATCCCGGCCGAGCAGGTAGCTGCTGATGTAATAGCCATAGTCTGCATACATCTGATCACATCCTTACACGCCAGCTTTTAAAACAGAGAACGGGCAGCGCTTCGTCTTATTCTCCTGCACGCTGTTGATTGGATTCGGAATCTCCCATCCAAGACGCATGACAGCTCTCAGAGCTACCATGTCATTCTGCATAAGGTTGTATGCGATCGAGCCATCCGTGTTCTGTATTACACCCTCTGCGAAGAGCTTGAACGTGATGTCCTGACGGATCGAATATACCAACTGCGAAAAATCTCCAGAAATCATCAATGCTTTGCTCTTGTCAAAAGAACCATTGTTCGGGAAATTCATAGGGCTACCATCCAGCGAGTATGTAGTATTACTCTGCATATCGCTCTTAAACAACGGATCACCATTGGTATTCTTCAGCCCTCTCAGCTTTGCTCTCATGGAGATATCTGCCATATGACCATTTACAAAGTACCCGCTGTTCTCAACCAGTGCAATGGAACCATCCTCTCCCATGATCTTGTCATACAGATTGTCAGAGGATCCGAGGGTGACGACCGCATTGGCAGCTGTCGCTGTAGCAACGATATCATTTCTCCACGATGACGGCTTATCGGTTCCAAACAGAACCGCTCCATCGATCTTCTTTCCGAATGCCTCTACGATACGTGGCCGTACCTCGCCCCAGATATCGTAGTCAGCGTCATCCAACACCGCCTCCGGCACCGGAACGATAACTGCAATCTCCTCAGCGACAATAAACTTCTTGTCCCATGCCTGCTTTGTCGTCTGCTTCTGACCGGTATCGCCGTTCACAAAGTATGCGATCGGCAGCATATCCAGTACCGGCATTTTATACTGACGCGCAGTCATATTTGCCAGCTTGCGACCTCTCTGCAGTACAGCCGACTGGGTGACCACCCCCTGAATAATCTCGTTCGCCTCCTGAACTGAAATCAGGGACTCTGCACCGGATCTGTCGATCAAAGATGCATCGTTATCAAAAATTCTTAAATTCATTCTGTTTCTGTTCATTGCATCATCTCCTTATCTTCTTGCTGCGGCGCGAATCGCATCATTGATGGAACTATTTCTGCTTCCACCGCTCTGGTTATCTTCGCCAGTTGACGTGCTCACCCGATAAGTCCCTGCCCCGGTATAGCGCGGGTTTTCTTTCAGGAATCGCTCCGCTGCCTTCGCAAAATCTGTTTTATCATCTACCAGCTTGCTGACCTTAAAAAGCACATAGTCCAGGTCATCTGCTTTTACGCCTTTCGCCGTAAGAACCTTCTCGTTCTTCAGCTGCAGCAGCTCCTTCTGCGCTGCGTCCCGTTCCTGTGTGAGCGCTTCCACATCCGGCTGCTGTGCCTTCTGCTTTTCCTTAAAGTCAGCAATCGCCGTCGTGATCTGTTCTTCGCTCAGCCCCTGCTTCCGGAAATAATCCGCCAGCGCTGCGCGCGTCGCCTTTTCTGCTCTGCTGTTCGCGATCTCTTCGGCCTGCTCAAATGTGTACCCGGCGCTTCCACCCTGGCCGCCGTTGCCAGCCCCAGCATTCCCGTTGGCTCCCGCAGCTCCACCGGATCCGCCGTTACCGCCTTCATCGAAAATGTGTAAATTCATAATTTCTTTGTTTCGCATGTTTTCCCTCCGTATAGCCTCGACAGGCTCCCACAGCTTTTATTGCCTTCATGTTTTGGGCATAATAAAACCAGCGCAAAAGCACTGGCTAAATAAACTCTATGCAATTGTATTCCTGGTTGATGGCTGCGACGCCAAGGAACCAAGAATCTACCAGAAGCTTCCCCTGTTCATCCAATCGCTCCCATTCAATTATCGTTTTCCCCGAAGCTGTCTCTGCCCGGATCCGGTTATCCGTCAGCTCCTTTACCGAATTGATCAGATTACAGGTCAGCGCCGAAACAGCAGCACATACAATATCCTGACCATTGACAGATCTTCCGGCATGACCGTGCATCCGGATGCCATCGGACGAAATATTTAACTGTATCATGTTCTTCTCCTTAAAAATGGGTACAAAAATACCACCGACCATTCAGATCCGTGGTATTAGTCCTCTCTATGATTTGGACAGTTCAAACAAATCTGCTTGTAATCCGCCTTTTTTAACACTTCTTTCGGAATTGTCCAGTCAGGTGCCAGCCCCTCAACATTCATATGAATGTCATAGCATATTCCGTCGTCAATTTCTGCGCCCATTAACGGGCAATCAATCTTTTTTGATGCCATATTTCTCTGCCACTTCCCTGATCTTCAACGTCGGAGCATCAAATTGTGCTTTCTTAAACGTCGTTCTGATATTTTTGTTCTCTACATCCACGTAAGTAGCACCATTTGGTCCGTAATAATTAACAAATCTGCCATTCCAACGTGTAAGCGATATATCTGACTCTTGAATGAACCGTTCCGCCTCGGCTCTTGTCACCCCATGAGCCCGAACCACATTGATATGGCTCTCATCATACGTAAAATCCGAAACATCTATTTTTTCCGGATTTATTTTCGGAATGCCTTTTATCTTTGCTTCCGATAGTTCTGCCTTTATTTTAGCATTTATCGCAGATTCTTCAAGGGCTTTCTGCTCTGTCTTCGTCGGCATGAACCGCCCCCGCAGACCATCCTGCATGATTCTGGCTTTCTGCTCCGGCAGGTTCATCTTCTTGGAAAATGCCGCATAGCTCTGCATCTGGCCTTGGTATTTTGCCCTTGCAAGAATCACATCATCCGGATCCGC